TGTTGTAACACGTTTTTTCCTTGGTTTGCTTTCTCCAGTATCACCTCAACTAGGTTTTGGTCAAGATATTCCAGAGTATTTAAAAGATGCTGGTAACGTAAACTTTAAAGCAGAATTTAATAAACTGGTTAATGAAATTGTTATGACTGGTGAACCTGATGCTTATAACATTGCTTTGCAGAAATGGGCTAAGTTAAAACCAGGTGTATTAGCTTACACTATTGGTGAAACTGATACTAATAAAATTGCTATCATTAAGAAAACAAATGCTGCCGCTAAATGGGTACGCGAAAACAGAGACCTTATTCAAAAGTATCCTGAAGGTTCAGGGTTCTTTATTCCGTATGCTGGTGAGTTTAATTTTGATGATTACACTTTCTTAAAGCGTGAAGGTTATACTGAAGCTGTACCTATTGATGATTTCCTCAAAAAGGTAACTGTTGCTGAGGATAAAAGATCATATTACGAATTAAAGAAAACCTTTGATGAAAGATTAGATCAAACTTTTTCACCTTCATTAAAAGCTGCTATTCGTGATGAGTGGTCTTTGACTAAAGAAGATTTCTTATCTGATAAACCTTTGCTTATTCAAGAACTTGAAACAAGACAAAGTAAACAACAAATTGTTAACGCTGTTATAGATTTGCGTTCTATGGTTGATTCAGGGGATGCACCTAAAACTGAATTGGCTCGTAAATATAAAGAAATGCTTGACGCTTATGATAAAGCTGATTTAATGTTAAAGATGTTAACCAGTGATACTAAGGTTCAAAGACAACAGAAAGAAGCTGTACGTCAAAATGCGTATCGCAAAATTCAAGAAATAGCACAGGGTGACCCACAGGCTGAAATGACTGTCAGGGTTCTGTTCTCAGAATTATTAGGAGTTTAATTGGCTGACAATGAAAAGTCTTTAGCACAAGAATATAAAGACCTTAATGTTAAAATTAATAAGTTAAAGTCTGAACTTAAAACTTTAGTTAAAGAAGACAAAAAAGTTAATGTTGACAACTCTACTAAAATTAATGCTAAACAAAAAGAACTTACTGCTCTTGAAGAGCAACGTAAAAAGAATAGAGAAAGTTCTGAAGAGAAAGCTACTGTTGGCTTAGCTGCTAGAGAAAGTAAAAAGACTCAATCTGAATTAAAAAAAGTTGATGAAGAGATTGCTTTTATTGAACGTACAGGTAATCGTCCTACTGTTCCTGGTCAACGAGGCCCTGCTATTGCAGCAACCGATGAGTATTTAAATACTTTAAAAACTAGACGTAATGAAATTATTAACAAACCTGTTGAAGAAGAAGAAGTTAAAGCTGATGCTGGTTTTGAACAACCTTTAAAAACAGTTAGCAGTGATGCCGGTGGAGGGTTGAGAAGTAAAGATTTTCTATATTCTACAGTTATTGCTGGTCTTGATGTAAGTGCTGATATTGATCCTGCTAGACAAGCTGAACGTAAAGTTTTACCTGGTAGTCAAGATGGCGTATTTACAATTAATGACCCTGCTTTTGTTGGCGGAGAATACCTATTTTTAGGTACTGCTGGTACAGCTGAAACTTTCTCTAAACCTGTAGGTTATGAACAATTTGAATATGGTTTGTACAAGATGGCCCCTGAAGAGGTTATCAGTTACAAAAAGGCTTTAGGTTATTCTAATCCTACTTCTGTAGTAGATAAAAAGTTTAAAGACGATATGCTTCAAGCTGCCCGTACAGTTTCTGAACTTAACTATGGTAATGCTGTTGCAGGTAAACGTGTTCAAGCATCCCTTGAAGGATATTTATCTACCCCAGAAAAATATGGTTTTGCTGCCACTGGTGTTAAAGCAGGTCCTTCTGCTGAAGAAGTTAAAGTTAAAGCGGATGCTATTAGAATCTATGCTACTGATCTTGGTGTTGGTTTGGATGATGCAGCTGTTAATAAACTTGCTCGCGAGTGGGCTGCAGGTAGATTTGATACAACAACTATTAAACCACAGATTGCTCGTTCAGGTAAGATTGATTTTGCTAAAGGTGCTGCTGCTGAGCAGTTAAATACTTTGAAAGAACTTGCTGGTTCTTATGGTATGCAGTATGACCAAGGTTGGTATAACACTGCTGCTACTAATGTTTTGACTGGTAAAGATGATATTGAAACTTACAAACAATATGTTAGAGACCAAGCTAAGTCTAAGTTTCCTACACTTGTGGCACAGTTAGACCAAGGTTTTACTGTTCGTCAACTTGCTTCTCCTTATATTCAGACTATGTCTAACATTCTTGAGATTGACCCTAATACTATTGGTTTAAATGATCTTTATGTTAATCAGGCTTTGACTGGTTTAGATGCTGAAGGTAAACCTTCTACTAAACCTTTGTGGCAGTTTGAACAAGATCTTCGTAAGGACCCTCGTTGGAATTTTACAAAGAATGCTCAGGATAGTTTGATGAATACTACTCGTAAGGTTCTTCAAGATTTTGGATTGGTATCTTAAATGGCTGTTGAAAAAAAACCAAGTAGGAAAGAATACTTAGTATCTCAAGCAAAGCTTTTACCTAAAGAACAACAAAATGCAGCAATTCAACAAATCAATGTTGCTGCTAAACAAAAAGGTGGAATAACTAAAGATAAGTTACAAGAACTTAATTTAGGTATTGAACGTGTTCTTTATGGTGCTGATGCATTAGGTGGTACTGCTGGTGCTAAACCTGGTGCTGCTGCAGGTACTACTCCTGAAGTTTCTGCCGAAGAAGCGGCAGCACGTGCAGCTAATGCAATTGAGAATTCTCGTCTTGAAAGAGAAAGAACAGACTGGGTTGAATACACAACTCAAGTGTTTAATAACTACGGTCTTGGTACTCTTGCCCCTAAGATTAAAGAATATGTTCAACAAGGTTTTACCCCTGACACTGTAACACTTAAACTTCAAGAAACCCCTGAGTATCAACAACGTTTTGCTGGTAACACTGCACGTAAAAAAGCAGGTTTACCTGTGTTGTCACCTGCAGAATATCTTGCAACAGAGTCAGCTTATAAACAAACTATGCGTAGTGCAGGTTTACCTACAGGTTTTTATGATGACCCTTCAGACTTTTCAACTTTTATTGGTGTAGATGTTTCACCTGCTGAACTTAAATCACGTGTTGATATTGCTGCACAAACCATTAATGGTGCTGATCCTTTCTTTAAACAACAATTAAGAGAATATTATAATCTTGGTGATGGTGATATGATTGCTTATGCACTTGATCCTAATCGTGCATTGTCAGTGATTGAACGTCAAGCTCAAGCAGTTCAATTTGGTGCTGAGGCTACACGTCAAGGTATTAGTGCACCTAAGTCTATGGCTGAAACTTATGCTGGTCTTGGTGTTACACAACAACAAGCCCGTCAAGGTTTTGAACAAGTTGCAGAAATATTACCTACAGCGCAAAGACTTTCCTCTATAACACCTGAAGCTGCTCCTGTTGGTTTAAGTGAAACAACTTCTGCTGTGTTTGGTGGAGAACAATCTGCTGACTATAAGCAAAGAATTAGAAGACTTTCTGAAATTGAACAATCAAGATTTGCTGGCCAATCTGGTGTAACCAGAGGTTCTCTTGCACAAGGAACACAAGGCCAGTTCTAAAACCTACTAAGCGCACCGGCACTTAGAAGCGTAACCGAAGACCGGCAGTATGAGCCATCACAGATTCCCCTGTTTGTGTATGTGGCATACGACAACTTAATGAAAGGGAGTGGCTGCAATGGCCAACCAATACGAATACGAAGACGAAATAGAAGAACAAGATAATGGTCCCGCAGAATTGCGTAAGGCTTTAAGGAAAGCGCAAAAAGAAAGAGAAGCCATTGAGGCTGAACTCAATCAAATGCGTTCCGATATGCGTTCTCGTTCCGTCAAAGATGTATTGGCCTCAAAAGGTGTATCAGATAAACTAGCGAAACTTATTCCTAGTGATGTGAACACACCTGAACAGATTGATGCTTGGTTAAACGAATACAGTGATGTATTCGGTATTAGACAAGATGAGTCTGTTCAACCTGCCGTTGATGAAGAAACAATCAACGCTAATCAACGAATCAATAATGTTACTTCAACAGCACAGAACCCTTCAGGTGAGCAAACGCAACACCAAAAGGTTATGGCTGCGAAAACAAAAGAGGAACTTGATCAGCTGTTGTTTGGTCAATCTCTCGGTAGATAACCGCAACTACTATCAACCTTGAAAGAAGGTGAACTAAATTGCCTACAGAAAATTATACTAGTACTAGCACCGCGTCCCTCGGAACTTCCTTGGTACAGACTGCTTATGACCGCTATGTAGAATTTGCTCTGCGTGCTATGCCACTTATCCGCGATGTTGCTGATAAGCGTCCTGCACAACAGGCTATGCCAGGTTCATCTGTCGTATTCCAGTTATACACTGATTTATCGGCAGTAACCGGCACTTTAACTGAAACTGTAGATCCAGATTCAGTAGCATTAGGTAATACAAGCAACGTAACTGTAACTCTTAACGAATACGGTAACGCTGCAATCGCAACACGCAAGTTAGAACTGTTCTCATTGTCTGATGTTGATCCAGCAATCGCTGACATCATCGCATTCAATATGGCAGATTCTATTGACAACTTCGCACAAACAGTGCTACGTCAAGGCTCAAACGTAATTTACTCAGGTGGTGGAACAACAACTACTGGTGTTACCGGTGGTTCTGTAATCACTTCAGCAAATATCCGTAGAGCTATTGCTAAATTGCGTGCAAACAAAGCTGTTCCACGTGTTGGTGAATTGTACTGGGTTGGTATACATCCAGAAGTTTCACACGACTTACGTGCAGAAACAGGCGCAGGCGGATGGCGCGAAGCACACGTTTACAACGAATCAGGTGCTGGCAATCTATGGCCAGGATCAATCGGTGTATACGAAGGTGCAATGTTCGTAGAATCCCCACGTTTGTACAATGCAACAGATGGTTCTTCTGGAACTACACGTGTATTCCGTACACTTATCTGTGGTAAACAAGCACTTGCTGAAGCAGTTGCTGAAGAACCACACGTAGTTATCGGACCTGTAACCGATAAGTTAATGCGTTTCCGTCCAATCGGATGGTACGGCGTTCTTGGATTTGCTCGCTACCGCGAAGCTTCCTTGTTCCGCATTGAGTCAACCTCAAGCATCAACAACGCCTAGTTTTAGGCAAAATTGTAGCCCCTGCTTTCGGGTGGGGGTTACACCTTTTAAGGAGAACAATGGCATATTATTTTTTACCACCTACTGTTGAAGAAGGCCCTGCCGGTGGTGGCGCATTGTTTTATCGTTACAAATTGACTAGGGCTAATAGTGTTTTACAGAGGACTGACGGG